TTTCTGCAAACCACCTTTGGTGGTTTGCAGAAAATTGAAATACATTTTTTATAATTCATATATGAGCATCATTTGAACAACCATTATTATTTCACAAACGTATTTAAAAGCTATTCACTATATTATACAAATCTCAACTACAAGAATGTCAGCAACTCAATCATCAGAACAAATTATGTACAGAGGAATCAATATAACTGAGACAATTGATTTTAAAAGTATCTATATCCCCAATTTACCGGAGGATTTGATGCTCAATGGTTATAACGTATCCAACGAAGTCTATCTCAAACATTTCTTTGAACTCCAATTTCCTTTAGGAAAAGTCAAGCGTGTCGATATCGCAACAAGACCGCATCACAACGGAGCTCACGTGAGATGCGCATTTGTGCATTTCGACCAATGGTTTCCATTTGCCGAAAGACTCCGAATGAAATTGGCAGCCGGGGAAGAACATCGTCTATATGGACCAAATCAATACGAATCATTCTATAGCTCAACCAATCGCGGATTCGAACGCTTTATTACGCTCAAAATGAATAGAGCACCTATTGCCGAAGTATCCGCTCTCGATGCTGAGAAAATGAACATCCATCAACTGGTCGACAACTACAAACGCCTAGAAAAACAACTTGCCGAGAGAGACGCTAAAATTGCAGAGCTTGAACGATACGTCAAGGATTTGCAAAATGTATGCGACTATAACTTGCAAAAAGTTCAAAACTTGGAGTTTGATTTGATGGCAGCAAGATGTGAATCTGGCGATTTGGGTAATAATAACTCATTGGATGAATCAACTGACAACGGTCCTATGACGATGGAAGAACTCAATATTGGATATGAAAACGTATAAACAAAAATAATATTATATTCCTAAATAATTATAAAAACTATAAAAACAATATTATTCCTAAATAACTATAAAAATAAAAAAAGGGGAAACCCACCCTTTTTTTATTTAAAATCAAATCGCGCTACTAATAAAACAGTCGTTAAATATTATTTTCCTAAATATATTTGGTTTATCTAATTTTACATAATGTTTCATTTGTAATATATATTTTACGTTCTACGTTGTTTATGACGTGAATTTATTACGCTACCAGTTGTATATAAACTATGTGGTTTATAATATACTTGAGCATTATTCGTATATAAACTACGCATAGGATAAACTCTAGAATGTTGTGGTTCAGGTTCAGAAGAAGTAATAATTGAAGGTGATGCGGATGATGCGCTAGAAGTACCACCTGTTCCAGTTGCGGTTACTGTAAATGTATATGATGTTCCACTATTTAATCCAGTTATAGTAATTGGTGATGAACTACTTGTTGCAGTTATTGAACCTGGAGAACTTGTTACAGTATAACTTGTTGCACCCGGTGAAAGTGTAAATGATACACTTGCTGAACTACTTGAAGATGTCGTTGCAGAAATATTTGTTGGAGCAGTTGGGACTGATGATGTAATATTAATAATTCCATTCATTGGCGCGTGATTCTGACATACATAATGCAAAGTACTTGGTGCATTAAGTGGTACATCAAATATTAAATTTCCATTGTCAGTTCCATTATTTATTATTCCATTTGAATATGTATTATCGGGACTATATCCATTTGAAGTTTGAATCCAGAATGGATGTCCGGGTGCATTTATAATAAACGTATATTCATTACCTCGCACTAAATCTATTGTTTTATTACTTTCACCATCAATTGAATATGCTCCTGAACCTGAAGCAGTAACATTAAAACTCATACTATATATGGATAAATATATATATATCTGACATTTATTGATAGAATAAAAACATCAACATAATATCCTTAACCCTAAAACTTCTATATTTTCATTCATAAAATAATAAAATAGTATTATTTTACGAGATACTAATTGCATATATAAGCTCATATTATGAATATATTTTATTGGACAAAGACAAATCCGTCTTTTTCTAAAATAGATTGCAAAGCAGGCATATCTATTTCTCCAAACGATACTTGTTCTATGTTCTCCAATATATAACTATTATCCGTATAATTGTCTACATCAAACATCTTTACAATAGATATCAAAATTGCATAATCAGTTATACACTCCGCTGTACAATCCGTATTGTGTAATACCCAATTGTAGAATCCGGTGGTCTCAACTGATTGTTTGTATTTTTCATACAATTCAAACAATTCACTTAAAGATGTTTGACTAACGCAATTATAATCCGTACCAGATAAAACCGCGATTTCTCTAAATGTCTTTATATCCATTCCCAAATCGTCCAACATTGCCGAAAAATCATATGCTATTACATTATGATTTACTAAACTTAAATGCCTAAATACCCGACTACATCCATAGACAAACATATCCATATCATCACTCATACACCCCCAAGCTTTTCCCAATTTCACCAATTGAACACATAATACGTCAGCCTCTCCATCAGCTTGTTCATATTTTGCGCCATATGCACTTATTAATGCTTTTGTTGTTGCTAAATTGTCATAGGAAATACTTGTCGATTCACGTTTCAATAAATCCAATTCTTTCCTCAATTCAACTTTTTCATCAGAACTATCATTGAGTGCATCATATTCCTCCTTAAGTTTATTGTATTGCTCCTCCGATTCTTTTCTATGTTTCCGGCGTTTCAATAACAATTCGCGCTTTTCTTTCGGCGGTTTTCCGTCGAAAACAAATATAGGAACAATATTGTAATTTCTAAATAACGAAATCATCAAATAGAAATGTTCGGTTAATGTATTATCGGCCATAAACTTGTATAAATAAATACTCGTATCAATCGCAATAGTCTTGCCTGATAATTCCGATAAATGTGTTTTTCGTATATTTGATTTTTTGCATTTTTCCATCAAGAACTTGTTTAAATTATGAATACCCATTTTTTGTTTTTGCTAAAGTAATTGTTATAATGTATAGTTTAGAACATACATTGTTTCTAAGTTTTTATTCAATTTTATTCTAATGGTTGGAATGGTTCGACGGTTTCACTCCTGCTAAATGTCTAATAATTTTATCCCACTCTAATATATAATAATGAAACCAATAACTAGTCAATTAAAATCATTCATTGACCACAATTGCAGAGAACCATACAATGAAATTGCAAAAACATTCATGTTCTCATCTTCTCAATCTAGTATATTCAAAAACATCCACGAATTGATACGTAATGCACATATTGAATGGCATAATAATAAAACCACAAAAATATCCGAAATAGAAAATATGCCTAAAGGACAATTATATAACGATATTCCGGAGAACTTTATACGAATTATTGAAACAACTCTTAGCCAACAAAAAACATTTAACATGAATATTGGCGGTCGCGACATTTTTGTTTCTTTCTTTGCAGATGCACATAAATCATATTCTGCCAAAAAATGGAATGATTATTTAAAAAAAATATACATATGGCTAACTATTATATCACAATTTGCAAGCACTACGTGCGTTAAAACCCTTAATGTATACATTTATTTAACCCACGAGAAAAAGCAATTGCCGGCAGATCCAAATACTGCATTGGGGAGAACCCACGCAAATACTGCATTCACTACGTCGTGTACATCCAATACAGAAATACATTTGTATAGAGAAGAAGAATGGTTCAAAGTATTCATTCACGAAACATTTCATTCATATGGACTCGATTTTTCAACTATGGAGAACACATTAGCCAATGAAAAAATACACCAAATATTCGGTATAAATGGCGACGTTAAGTTATATGAAAGTTATGCTGAGATTTGGGCCGAAATCATTCATATTTGTTTTTTGGTACATTTCGAAATGATTCATTCGCCTAAATGGGAGAACGTAGACAACTTCGTATCAAAAATAAAAGACAAATTGATTTATGAAATAACATTTTCACTATTACAATGTGCTAAAGTATTGAAACATAATGGATTGATATATGAAGATATTATTGGGTCCAATGGAAAAGTGTCGAAAATATACAAGGAAGAAACTCCCCTGTTCTCCTATTACATCGTTAAATCCGTATTATTATTTTTCGCCAATGATTTTGCAGAATGGACTATGATTCACAATCGCGGTTCATTCAATTTCCAAAAAACACAACAAAATGTGGATGCTTATATACGATTTATACAGAAACACGCCATTCATCCTAAATATACAAAAACTATGAAAATGATAGAAGAATGCCTAAATAACTCCAAACAAAAATCAGTACTTAAAAATGAACCGGCATTAAATACAATGCGTATGACTCTACACGAAGAATAGTACCTGCGATGTAGTCCATTATTTAGAAATTGCCGGTTTCATAAAATCGAGTTGTTTATATTCCCTCCAAGATATGTTTTTACCCACATTTGGCTCCACTTTTTGGGCCGCGTATTCTTTGTCCAAGTTTTCACCCCTACGCAATGCAGAATCCACATACAATTCCTTTAGCAATTTACCTACTAAAACAGACCCCTCGTGTTGGTCTACTTGTCCGTCTTCAATTAATTTTAATATATGGAGAACTTTAGACATAATATTTAAATCCAATTCATCCTTTAACACTTTGTTAAATATATCAGTATAATTCGAAAACAAAAATAGTGCTTTAGACTGACATAGGTCTAAAAAACCAGCAGGATTCATTGCCATCAATGGCTTCTCATTGCGTTTCAATAATTCCAACGTACGTATATCATCGCGAATACGAATACTATGTTTCAATTTGCGGATATTCTCTGTATTGTTTTCACAATCAGAATTGTCCAATAGATTTTTAAGGTTTAGCTTATCCTCGGCGTTCATAGTTATATATAGTATTTAAGCGTTTTTTTATATGTTTTAAGAAGTATTATATAATAATAACCAATATATATATTCTATGTCTCCTAAAGAACCTATCTCTATACTAACTGCTTCTGCAAAAACACATTTTATAGCAATTGGTATTTTCACAATATTGTTTGTAGTGTTTTATATCCTTATGTATACAGATCAATTTAAAAATATGCGAAACGAAATGGAAAAATGGAGAACATCTATATCAGTTTCTAAAACGATTGATTTTATAGATGAAACGGAAAATGAAATAGATGATGAATCTATAAATGAAACAACAAATATGCGAGAAATATTATCACCCTTTTAGCAATAATATTACGACTATTTTTTATCTATGAATTATTTATATAATGAAGCTTAAAAGTATTCATATCATATTAATTGTCATATTAGTTGTAGCTATTTTTGCCATAACATCATCTGATACAGTTGTACCATATTCCAGAGATACATTGTTTAGTCATATGTATAAATACGAGGGTATGGATAACCAAGATTCAAGTAATATAGAGGCCGATAAATCATTTCAAGATTATGTTAATCAAAATGTAAAATTACCAAATCCTTTGTCTCCATCCGAATTCAATAATGCAATTTCTTCTATGGGAAAAAAATCGGAAAATTACACTACTAAAAAAACGGCATCCGGTGATTCTGAGGAACCCAAAAAAGTAGAAGGATTTTCTTTGCAACCAGCTCCTTTCGGAGATTCTCAAGTATTAGATCGATATGGAAGCACCCCATCTGGTCCACAATGTTTTGGCCAAGGTAGTGGATATTCCAAGTCTTTAGGCCCATTATGTTTAAGCAAAGAAGATGCGCGATTATTGTCTACCCGGGGCGGAAATATCTCTGGAACTGATTCCACCATTGGCTACTAAATGACCATTATTATTTGCTAGTGTTTTTATGAAGAATATTATTTGAGTAGTCAATTATACTCAAATAATATTTGCGACCTTGCGACCCAGGGTATGTTATACTATTTGTAGACACCTATATACACCGTGTATGCCAATACTATACCGAAAAAGTTTTTGGCTAATAAATCAAGTATATTGTATGCAATGTTTTTCCAGTAATATGAACCCAATGCAGCCAATCCATATAATGACCATATTGCGAAAAAAATCCAATACAAGATTTTTCCATTAAATGACGAATATTTAGCAAACTTGTCATAGATTATTACAAAATAAGTTAGAAAAGGTAAAAATCCGCACAAAACTGCAAGTTTCGTATCTAGTTCTCCTATTTCGCCTAAATATCCGAAAATCAACATCATCCAATTCAAAAAGAATATCGGTAGCAATACTCCCCAGTTTTGTTTGAAATATTCCACAATAGTGGTATTTTTTACAGATGGTCTTTCCGGAACACTATTCTCAGCCCCGGGTTTTTCTATTAGCGGTTCACGATTTTCCTTATTTTTTTCACGTTCTCCTAAATAATCCAAATACAAACAGAAAGTAAATACCATTGTAGGTGTTGTTATAGCCCAATCATAGTATCTATTTGGGGTAACATTTTTCACATAAGAAAAAATGGACGCAAACCATACATAAAATGCGCCTTCAATCAATTGAACTAGTATTTCCAAGCCTAACATTTTTTTTACAATTAATAGTTCTCCTGGAACTGGCAAAAAATGAAATCCTATGCCTGTAATACCGGTTATAATTTGAACGAATAATGATGAATATACAGTGGTTTTTAGAATATTATTGAGGCCCGCCTTTTCCATTATATATATAATCGTAGAGTATCTATAAAGTACTTTCGCAAATTGTGCAATAGGAGATTTCCATACTCCTATCAGGATCTATATCAATCAAATCGTGGACAACATTATGTTTGCAATGTTTGTGTAAATATTTTTTCACCCGATTCAGTATATCTAAATAGTCGGGCGTTTGTCTAATATCGGGCATCGTTTCAATAAGGCGTTTCACTGATAACATAACCTCCACTTCATAGGGTTGTTGTGTTCTGTCTTCAGATATATCCGAGGTTTCTTGCTGATTTGCGGACATTGTGTATAGTAATATTGCGTATAATTATGTCTATAACAATACTAGTTCTCGGTGGGTTTCAATTTTATATATAGCAAAACTATTTTTTTTGGAAATATGCTTAAAGATTACTCCATAATATATGTATCAACGCGAAATATAATAACACCAATAAATGGCCGATATATCGAATATTGATATAGATGTATGTGGATATGTGGGTGCCGAACGAAAATCTAACTCCCCATTAGAAGATGTATTTAGCGAACAGATTGCAAATGCACAAGAGGCGATTCGGTTAGCCAAAAAAATCGACCCCGATGTAAAAAGCAAAATCGAAATCGTTAATTATATCAAGGATAATACATTAGTATGCGTGAAAGTGCGTGATATGGCATCGGGGTTCACTGGAATACACAATATGAAATCCAAAGAAATGTTCAAATTATTTCACCATCCTTCTAAAGAAAGCACTGGATATAGTGAATATGGAATCGGTGGGAAATTGAAAAATATGCTGCTCGCCAGAAAAATAACATATAAAACGAAAACCAATAGTGGTCCTACCGAAATGTCCGTATGGGACGTGGATAAATCTATAGAAAAAAACTCTATAGTCGATGCGGTAGAATATTTTAGGGGGAACACGGATTTTCAATTGGATCCAAACTATTATACTGGAACTGAACTTATTTGTGAAAATATTACCGAGCCATATAGGACACAGGAGGTTGCTGAAAGTATTATAAATGTATCGTATAACCCCGATGGAGAAGAACATAATGACCTGAATGAATGCCAGATAAAGGCGGACGGATTATACAAACGCCTATGTCGAAAATATATAAAAATCGACGAAACGTGCCCAATTTATTTCATTGTCTATAAAGACGGCGAACTAATTGCCAAAAAACAAATCGTACCCAGCTCGGATTTAGAAAATTATAAAGAAACCGCGGTACTTCATATTTACGAATCGATGGCAACAAAAAAACTCCGCGTCTTATATGAAAAAGACGGTATTTGGTACGAGAGCGAACCATCAAACGGCAAAGATGTTTTCAGAAAAGACGCCAGTATTTTAAAACCAGACAAAATAACTTCCATTCAATCCAATTATATATTTAGGTCAAATATAACCGTCTATTGCTCTACCGATAGTCGAAATATCAATAGTAAAATGGGATATGACACTTATCGTATAGTAGAAGGTGGTGGAATTATTAAAACAAATCCCGAAAAATTACGGATGAAATGGACAAAATGGAGTAGCCATAGAACCCGATATGCGGCATTCCGCGGTGCAATAATGTATGACCGAAATAGCGACATTTATTTGAATAGTGATAAGGCAAAAACCACGTCAGACGATCGTCCCTTCCACGATTTTATTCGATGGAATATATTGCACATAACGGACAAATATTTCGCGAAAATGAAAACTGAAAATGGTTTCTATGACACGGATGTCCCAAAAAAACGCAGAACTGGTGATATACCATCAGTTTCCGTAATCCATTCTATACCAGATATTATCCCTAAAGTTGCCTATAATTTAGATGAATATGATACCCGTGAAAAACTAGTGGAGTTGTTGTGTATATTACACAATAAACCCGGGGACAAAAAACTAGCAAATACGTTTAATCGACTGGCTGGTTCAGAATCAGTGCTTAAGTGTGCTATATCAGAAATATGCGGTATTTCATAATGAATATGTTTGTATAAAAAATAACCGATTGTTTATTTTTTATATGTTGATGTTTCACCTAAATATCCAATGAAATAATGTTTTTGTCTGACCGTTGTTTACGACGATTAGTACGTTTTGGAAGATTTCCATTCTGAGCATCACGCAAAGATGTTATACTAATCATACTGTCATCTTCGACCGAAGCCGAAGCCGAAGTCGAAGCCGCTGGCGCGTGAATATCTACAGTCCGCGTTTTCAATCCGGCCAAAATATTATCTATATCCGTATTTTGGGGACCGCGCATCTCTGGTCTTGTAGGAGGAACGGATCTTGGCAGATCGTTTACTGACGAATAATTTCCACCTATATCCACACTTTCTTCTCTAAACATTGCGCCCCGGCTAGCGGATATATCCGGTCTATTTGAAGGGCGTTCTGTATATTGCATTCCTCTCCCGGGCATAGGACCCTGATTTTTCGTCTCCACTGGTGGAGGCGGTGGTGGACCACGAGGCGTAGTAGCCTGTTTGTCCTTCATCATATTATTTGCCATAGCAAATCCTGGAGAACTTTGGCTCATACTACTGACAGTTGCATCAGTAAACATTTTCATTAATTCGGGACTTTGTTTAATGACATCATTGAAACCCGGGGTGGCCGAAGAAAGCGCTTTGTTAGTAAAATTGACAACCGCCGCGGAAAATCCCAGTCTGAGTAATAGAGATAATTCGGGTGCCATTTTACCACCCTTATATTTCTCGTGCAATTCCGTAAATATTTCGTCATAACTCTCAATATCTTCACTAACTTGTTCTGCCCATCCGTCTAAATTGATTCCAAATGGATCAAATGCCGCATTTGCATATTCAATCGAATTAATACCAGTCATTAACCACCATCCCATCAACTTAGTGCTGTCTTTTTTACGTTTATCCTCTAATGCAGTCTCATATTCATCTTCCACCTCTTCATAACTAGAGTCCATTGTATAACGCGTACTATTTTTTAGTAAACCCTTTTCATACCATTCATCCAATTTCTTAATCATAAGACGTTTCTTTCTGCGTTTTTCTCGGTCAGACATACGATTCGATGATGAATATTCTGTAGGAATATCATTCATTTTGGAGAACCCATCCCAAGTGCTGGTATTGCCCACCGTTTCTGCAGTTGCTGAACCCAAATTAGAACTCAGACCATTGCCACTATATGATGATGATGATGAAGCAACTGGTTCAGATTTATTGAATCCAAACATATTGCCTAAACCACTCAAAATCTTGTTATCGCTAAACAATCCACCGGAAGAACCTTGAACATTATTGGCCCCCGATAAATCGTTCAATTCACTTTCCAATTTATCCAAATCGCCTAAATCTATGTTGATATTTCCACTAGAATTGGACCGTTTTTTATCATTCATCAATAATTCAATACCCGATCCAAAATTGACAGAAGGAGGTTCTCCAAACGAGGACGGTCCATCATTGAAATTGAGCGCGATTGGTTCTAAATCGCTTAATCCTAGATTAATTTCCTCCATAGTTATTTATGATAATCATACAATATTTATTTTTAAGTTCTCCGCATAACTAATTATATTTCCGCGTTTCAAATACCAAATGCCCTGTAAAAAAGAATCGGCTAAATCATCACGCTTAGTAGTCTGCAATACACTTGCCCAACCTGCCCACCCGGGGTTGTTCTCTAAAAATCGGCTGCATATTGCTATACCATCTTTTTTATGTTGTTTGTATGTAGTGTTTTTCTCAGCAACGAAATCTTTGAGTTTATTGGAAGAAGAAACGAACTCTATAACAATATCTGGGCGACCTCGCATAATAAAATATTGCGCCAACATACCTTGTATGGTTTTCATACGATTTGCTATAGTAGATATCTGGTTCTCCAAAATAACGTGTGTTATAGTTCCATCCGTTATTTCTGGCATTTCATCCAATAGTTTAGTCATATTGCGACCGATTGAAATGAGATCGGTTTCATTTGCAGTTTTATTTTTAGGGGTTTGGAGAACCCGGAAACATTTTTGCTCAAAAAATGCCAGGGTTTTCTCTAATAACCCTTTTTTTGTTGTAGGTATTTTTTCTTCTAGTTCTCCACTATTACTACGCAAAAAAAATGCGTCTAAAGTTCCGACCGGGGCCTGGGCAGGGGGCGACCCGGGGCCGGGGGCCGAGTTTTTTGCAAATACAGAATAATTTTCTGAAATGACCAACAATTCTTCGGCTTTCATTTTTCGCAAAGCTGGCGGACTATGTTCTTTTTGAGGTATTATGAACTCGGTGTGTTCATTGGCGTGCTTTTCGCAATAGTATTGCCCGTTTTTTTCGTATTTAGCCTTTTTACAACATAGTTTAGGAGAACCCGGGTCAGACTTTTTTTTTGCTGGTTTTCCTTTTAAATGACACGTACATTGTTGCTGCGTATTTTCAACAACGTCCATCAAGTTTAATACATCCCATTTTTGTATAGCAGGAGTTAGGTCAACCTCACGAGAGTGGGTATTGGACATATCAAACAGACAAAATGCCATATTTTTTATACCAATATCAAAACTAATTAGTTTTTGCATTTTTGTTATTACGTAGAGTAATAGTGCATAAAAAATTATGTTTATTAGGTTTTGTTAATGAATATATATATTGATGGATGGAAGCCGTTGATACCGATACACATAGTTCTCCAGAAGGAGAACCAGACGAACCAATTGTTCAAAATGAAGAAATTGAAGAACCTGAAGAAATTGAAGAACCTGAAGAAATTGAAGAACCTGAAGAAATTGAAGAAACCGAAGAAATACAGATTGAAATGGATATATTACAAAACAACACAGACCAGCCAGTGGTTCCTAAATATCAATTACCACAACTACCCCACCTACCAGATTTTGGAGAACTAAAACACCGAATAAATGAATACTTTCGTTCAAAAATAAATGACCAAGATACTATACAAAAAATAACCGTATTGTTAACAGTTTGTATGGAGTTTTATAGAATATTGATGGGTTCTCTATTACTCTCGTTCGTTCCACAAAAATGTGGCGATCACGTTTGCGGAATTACGGAGAACCTATATTCCGATGGAGCTTATTATGTTATTTATATTCTCAATCTAATGACATTAATAAGTTTTTCATTATTATATTTAGTCGAAATAAAACGAGAAAACCGGTTAATTACTTATTTAGACGTAAATAATAGTAAACCAACTGATGCAGTTAGTGTATCAATTCATCTTCGCGCATTACCTGATATTAAACGGGAGAACATTCTCTATATTGATAAAATCTATCAACAAATTGGATGTTGTGCTATAGCTGTGTATGTATTTAATACGGTTTTAAGTGCGGTTGTTATATATGCAAATTATTTAGACAATAAAACTATAACTGCATTTTTGACAAATGTTTTGTTTATGGGATGCAAGGTCAATGAAGTTTATAGCATTGCAAATACGGAAAACAATATTTTCTTTTCGGCTTATTTGAAAAATAAAGTACAATACAACGACGTCGATAATGACAAAATATCTACTTCAGAAATTGGACAAAGTATCGAAAATATTGAGAATATTGAAGGTTCTCAAGATGAATATTAGTCTTGTAGTCTTTAGTAATACATACTCATATTATCATATAGACATACAACATTCTATATGATAACACAATATCGGTCTACTTGAACTTACTGCTTGAAATTAATTGTTCTTGGGTAATCGCAGGAGCAACTTTGCGGGAATTTAGTTCTTCTTTGGAGAAATATAAATCTTTTAAATCACTTTGTTCATATCCCGCGACATTTGTTTTATCTAAATATGACTTGTATGTATACGGAGTGGTATAAGGAGTTTCTGGAGCTTGTGCGTAACGTGCAATATATCCGATATCATTCATTGTTTCGGACAAGTTCTGCTTCATTATATCATTTGCATTACGTGTTAAATACTGTCTGTATTGCCAATTTGATGTGACCCCAACCATTTTTACTAAGTTGTCATTGACTACCGATTCAGGTTGCCACGATGCCGAGATAACTCGACCATCAGACATCATTGGTGGATAATCTTTATAGAGGTTATGAGTTTGATATCCGTATATTGATTTAGGTCTATCTACAATAGGAGGATATGCAGTTGCTAATTCAACGCCATTGCTAAACATATTTAATAATATATATTCCACAAATATATTATTCACCCTGTATTATATTTTATTGGTCGTTTATTTGTTTATTCATCTTCCAATAACTTTAACAAATCATTTTTTTTCATTTTACTTGGATCGCTACATAACCCTTTAGAAATAACAGTTGCTTTCAAATTACTTAATGACATTTTTTTGTATAGATCTTTTGCTGATGATCTTTCTATAACAAATGTAGTTTCAGTTTGTTCGTTTTGAATATCGTCAACTTTTCGAACTACTATAGGGGTTTCTTCTTGGTCTGTTGTTAGTGAATAATCAATTTGCACGTCTTGTACAGGAGACTCATATGTATCATCTATATCCTGACTATCATCTAAGTTTATAGAAGTTATGTCAAGTTCTTCTATATTGGGATGGGTTTCGCTAACATTTAAGCTTATAATTTTTACACTGTCTACGCTACTATTTTTATTACACGCAAGTTCGTCATCGGATACAATTATTTTCGAAAAATCATTTTCATCAATATCGTGTTCGTCTCCTTCACCTTCTTCATCTGAGTCATTCAATTCGGACTCACTATCATCGAAATCATCTGATTCATCAGACTCAGTGGATTCATCAGACACATCGTCTTCTTCTACTTCTAAATTATTATTGTTTTTATTAGATTCTGAATGCATATGCAAATTGTTATATGAGTATTGTTCACCCACAGTATTAAACATTTTGTCCGGATATTCAGTAGAAACAGTTATGTTTCCTAAATGTTCTTGACCAGTCCAATGTTGGTACATTCCGCCGAATTGATCAATACTTTGGGGTGGTGGACCAACTGATTGTATATTACTTAGTTGTTTTACTACACCAGCAACAATATCAAACAATGATTCGTACTTTTGTTCTACTAAAGACAATCGTTGCTTAAAATGGTACACTAGCAACGCAACTAAAATAATTGTTATGCCTAAACTAATGAAAAAAAAGGTTTCGATAATATTGAAAAATCCCATTGTTTTATAATACTCTAATAAATAATACTAATTATATAAACGTATACATAATCGAACATTTTTCTATGGCTCTATAATATAGGTACATATGAGTTCTGCTGACCCACCAATTTCACCTAGTTTTACTGAAACGCTTCCGTCATCTCCATCTGTTCCAACGGATAGTGTAGGCGGCTTTAGCAATAAAACTATTATTATTATTTTGTGTGCTATTATTTTTTTGATACTACTAAATGATAGTATTGGTAATATTTTTAGAAATATTGCGGTTATGGCGTATAATTTGACAATGAAAGTGCTTGCCCTTTTTGGATTTGTTGCGGGTTCAGCAATAAATATTAGTGCAAATATTGCAGGTAATGTAGCTCGAACTGGAGTTGATATAACAGAAGGAACTCTTTATTCAGTAGGAAATATTTTGACTGGTACTCAGGGTCAACCACTGCAACAGCAACCCGATTTACCGCAACAGCAACCCGATTTAGATAAAACACTAAATAATTCTACTATAGGTCAAAAAAATGCTCAAATACCTAGTCCAGATACTACTGAAAATCCTATACAAAACCCGATTTCTCAACAAAAAAACACTTGGTGTTTAGTAGGAGAATACAAAGGTCGACGCGGATGCATTGAAATATCAGAACACGACAAATGTATGTCCGGACAAGTATATCCTTCACAAAAATTGTGTCTTAACCCGACATTATCTCAAAATGCCTAAACATTTTATATAAAGTATAATTGAATCATAAACAACAAAATATTTTATGCGAACAATAACATAAAGTATTTTGTATGTTTATAACATATGGATCATCCAGAAACTATGGACTATAATACAAAACTCATATCGGATATAGACAAAATCAAATATATACAACTGAGTTCAGATAAATATTGTATAACTCAATTGATAGAAGATTTAGAATGGTTGGCTAAAACAGTTAGTTTTAGTAAATCGTTTTCTGATTATTTAGTGTATATAAATAGAGGGAACAAAATGATTTCTTCAAATTGCCCTGTATATGTTGCTTCTAAATCCGATTTTGATATCGTAGAAAAAACGCCGTTTTTAAAATATAAAGAGGACGCAAAATGTAAATACCGAAATATTGTCAGTGTGTTGAAACATTTATATAAAACTGCATTGGAATTACCAGACGCGGAACGTGTAATAAGAACAATTAGATCCGATTTCAATATAGAAACCGATATTTATTTAAAACATCCAGATTTTATTATGGACCATTTCATTTATCACACATATAGTCATAATCATATTTCAGATAATTACGAAAAGGTATTAAATGTCATAAAAGTATTTGAATATTTATATAACAAAACAATAAATTACGTAGACGAATTGGATTTTGATGCAAGAACCACTACATAACCTGACAGTCATATGATGTATCGATATATATCATATAACACCCATATCTTACTATATTATTGCCCTACAATACTACTAACATACTGATTTGTGGTATTTGAATAAGCTACACAATTATTAATTCTATTTACTCGTCTAGTTCTATTATATATTGCAGTATACGTTATGTTCGAAAAATAGGCGTCTGCGTCATAATCTTCACTACCAGTATCTAATTCTACTGTTGCCAATATATTAATATCGTAAATAATGTTCGGAGGCGTATATAAGACAACGTCATTTAATTCTAAATTACCTATGAAAATAGTCGCAGAAAAAGGGTTGCTACCCGATTTACTAGTATTTAAATACATAACAGATAATTTATTAGTAGTTGATGCATTTGTAGGATTGCTTACAGTTATTGTTTGTATAGTAGTAGTATTATAATGTATTTGAAAAACGACTTGTGTAACTGTTATAGAAACTGTATTTCTAAAAAAATCCAAATTGTAGTCTGTTATTGTATTGTTTGACCCAGAAACTCTTATCGAAACAGGTTGGACTAATGAAAATGTCGTATAATTATTTTCAATCCCGTTCCGTACATAAATTGACACAACCGTTTTATCATTCGTTTCAGATAATTCTACATCCGTATAAGTAAATATGTTCCACTTACGAGTATCTGTTTGTATAAATAAATTGTAATTACGGTTATCGTTATAATTATATAAAGGTACAGATGGGTCCATATACAAATATTGTATTGGTCCAGGGACATTACTAGATGATGTTGGAACTGATATCAAGTTTTGGTCGCATACTTTTCGGGTTGTTATAGAATTGGTAGATGCGGATATTTGTGGATTATTTGCTAAATACGAAAATGCTTGTTTCTTAGTTGTGCCATTTTGTTTTGTATTTTGTTTGTTTGCATTGTATTGTAATATTTCGGACTTTCTGCGCATAGCTAATTGGTCTTGTGTATACTGTGAATATGGACTAACTGGATTGAATCGTATAGGAACGGTAGTAGGGATATTAGAACGTCTCAATTGAGTAATAGCATTACAAGTGACCACCGAAGTCGTGTCAGATACAGTATTCTGAGTAGTATTTTTAACGACTGATATAGTATTGGTTGTATTAGCGTCGTTAATATATTTAATATTTATTAACATGTTTGGGTAGTTTGCAGTTGTGTAAGTATATATTGGTATTGTACTTAATGACACAGTTTTATTTGGTATTATTAGTTTCATTATTAGATTTGGACAATTTGTGTTGTCCGATGTACTACCAAATATATTTTCTCCTATAGCAGTTATGTTTGAATAGACGCTTATTGATTTAAATGCAGTGCATCCACTAAAAGCATTATTCCCAATTGAAGTTAATATAGAAGGAAGCAACAATACAGTCATAGAAGAACATCCTCGAAATGCGTTATCGCCTATAGATTGGACATTGCTAGGAATAATTACATTGATTAGTTTACTACAATATTCACATAAAGATTCTGGTATAATAGATACTTGACTTGGAATACTTAGGGAAGTCAGAGAACTACATCCCTGAAAAGCAGTGGATTGTATAGACAAAATACTACCTGGAAGTGTTATAGTTTCTATATCCGTGCAATAATTAAATGCACCAGCGCCAATATCAGTAATCCTTTGTGGAATAGTTATAGATGTTAGACTTGTGCAAAGTTGAAATATATAATCGCCAATAGATGTTAGACTGATTGGCATATTTATTGATGTTAACTTAATGCATTCTGAGAATGCATTACCATAAATAATGGTAACACTTGATGGAATGATTACGGATGTTAGATTTGTACATTCAAAAAATGCAAAAGCTCCAATTTCTGTAACCGAGGATGGTATATTTATTGATGTTAACCTGCAACTCGCGAATGTTTCATAATTGATCATAGCAACTTTATTTGGTATATTTATTGATGTTAATCCACAAAATTTAAATGCACCATCGCCAATACTGGTTACACTTGATGGAATGATTATAGATGTTAGACCTCCACAATTTTGAAATACATAATTGCCAATAGCTGTAACTGTAGTCGGTATAGTTATTGATGTAAGTGAAGAAACACCAGAAAAAGTATAATCTGCGATTGTATCAACAGTAGTAATTGCAGTGTATGTGTATACAGATCCACTTGATCCAGTTTTTGTAAATGTAAGATTCACGTAATATAGAGTATCACCTAGATCTCGATTTGATGTAAATACAATATAGTTCGACATATAATATATATTTAGCAATCATTATTTACTAATAAACTTTTTCGACATATGTTATACAGTGTTTTCATTTCATCATCTATGAGAGAGTCATAATATGTTTTCAAAAACAATATAAATAATATTTCTCTTCATATGTATATAGTTGAACATATGTCTAAACTTTCCGTTTTTTTACTATTAGTATTTGTTTCCAATGTATTTAGTGCAAGTATTATGGACCGTTTCCACGAATGGGTAGAAACTTTCCATTTCAAGTTTCGGGATGATGCTCATTTCTTAGATGTGTACCACAAGTGGGTCGCCAACGATCGTTTTATCGAGGTCTCCAATTCCCAAAATCTGACTTATACTCTCGACCATAACCAATTCTCCGGTATGGATACTACCGAGTTCCGCCAGTATTTGCTCTCTTTCGATAAGCCCGTTACTATTGAGTCCAACTATGTTCAACAAGAAATTATCAGTGTTCCTAAATCCGTCGATTGGGTAGCTGCTGGAGCAGTTACTCCAGTTAAAGACCAAGGACAATGTGGTTCTTGTTGGAGTTTTTCTACAACTGGCGCATTGGAAGGTGTCTATTTCTTGAAATATGGAACATTGGCATCTTTTTCTGAACAGCAATTGGTTGATTGTGATACCCTAACAAATGGGGGTCGAGATCACGGTTGCAACGGTGGACTGATGGATAATGCGTTTACCTGGATTAAGAAAAACGGCGGATTGTGTTCTGAACAAGATTATCCTTATGTATCAGGAACTACCAAGACTGCTGGAACTTGCAAGACTACTTGTAGCGTAAATAGCAATAGTAAAGTCCAATTATTTGTTGATGTCAAGCCTAACTCAGACGACGCGATGTTAACTGCACTCGCTCAACAACCCGTATCTGTTGCAATTGAGGCAGACCAAACGGCTTTTCAACTATACAAATCTGGCGTTTTCACTGGAACATGCGGAACCTCTTTGGACCACGGTGTATTAGTAGTTGGATATGGAACTGACAGCACACTTGATTATTACACAGTAAAGAACTCTTGGGGAACTTCTTGGGGAGAAAAAGGATTTATCCGGTTAGGTAGAGGTGCGTCTTACAATAAGGGTGCAGGTCAATGTGGTGTTTTGATGGAGGCAAGTTATCCTGTTCTATAAATATACTACACCAACAAAGAATTAGAAATTAATTATTCATTCATATAAATATGAATACTTACATATAGTTAATGTGCTATATGTAAGTATTATAGCTCAAACATAAATGATATTTATTTATAAACATTGATTTTTATATAATCTTTCTGGAGTATCATGAGCAACCGAAAAATCTCCATATTTATAACCTTGTTCTACCTCTAATGCAAAAAACATACCGACTAAAGCTTCTATTATATTTCCTGCATTATAAGTACAGTTACTTTCATGTTCAAAATAGCTTTGTTCTAGTTCATCATTTACATAATATTGTATCATCCATGACATCATTTTTTCAAATAATTTAGAAGATATTACAAATGTATTACACGTAATCATTCTATTTTTTATAACAGTCTCCTCTGTATAATTTGTATTAAAAAAATCATTATAACTCTTTAACCCACATTTAAAAACATTAAGATTTTTTACTATTATTTTTTGCCCACCTAAAAACCACCAAGGGAAAAACCAATATACATATATTGTTTTTTC